GCCTTCCGGGACCTGGTCGAATCAACAGCCTCAAAGAGGTTGCGATACGGCTTTAACAGGGCCCGTACATGCTCATTCGAGACACGATCTGACGCCTCGCTCAAATCGAGCGTGGCGTACTCCCCTGTGAGGGAGCCAACACGAGCCATCTCCTGGTTAGGGAGCTGGGAATCGTAGCAGATGAAGTTCCTAGGGTTGTCAACCCGACGGAACGTCTCCTGCATCATCTCATGAATCGCCTGCTGCATATACTGCATTGCAGTCGGTTCAATAGCGATGATACGGGGCGTCTTGAGCGTCTTAGGGACAAGAGTTACCTTAACAGGTCTCTCTCTCCCAGGTTCGAGGAAGTCCACACGGTCGAGGTCAGCATACTGCGACCAAGAGGCAGCCGCATTCTCCATGTAAGGGAATACTGCTTCCAGCCGGAGGGGCCATTCAACTTGATTGAACTTCGCGTTTCCACGAAGTCCATCAGCTGTGGCCCCTGGCCCGTGCTTAGGTAGATGCGCTTGTCTTTCGACAAGTGTATCCAGCACGCTAAGGGTAGAACCCCAAAGGCGCGCCGCGGTGATCCGAAATTCTTCTGCATATGCAGGAGAGAGATTCTGATCACTACGCCGAACTTCCTTCTCACACTCGATGAATCCATCGATTGCCTTCCTCTTGCGCTCATCCGAGCACTCGAGGCCAATCTTGCCAAACGCCAGCGAAAACTGGCGGATGGCGCGAATGGCGGCAATGCTGGGGTTATCGAGTAGAACGCCAGTGCGCGTGTGGAACACGAGACCTAGGAAACCCCCGAAGAATCGGGGGACACCTGCCGAGAAGCCCCACATAGGGGCAAAATCGGATGAGGCTACCTGACCAGCAGCAAGGCTTTTTTCGAAGCTCTTGCCGAAGTCAGGTAGGGAGATCGTCAAAAACGAAATCCCTTCGTGCTCAACACGACTCGCGATTGTTTTCCAATCACGAGTGGTATCGACCTGGCACATGTCTCCTAGTTCAACTAGAAGACGTTCTGCGAACACCATCAGGCTTTTCAAGCCGGCCTCCTTCATAGGGGTCTGTGCTTCCGTAGCCACGATGGTCTAACGCAGATTGGAGGACTAAACTCTTTCGAGTTTAGGCCTCCCCTCCGAGGTACTGAGTGATCTTCGAGCCGGAGGTTGCCGTGAGGAACGCCATGACGGCGTCCACGACAGCCTTCTGCTCGGCGATCGAGTACCCGACGGTGGGAACATCAACCACGAGCTGGAAGCTCATGGAGTACTTGGTGTTCGTGCCGGCGAGGAGGGGGTCAGCCGCGATCTTGCTGTGGTCCACCCGAAGAAGACGGCGGTGACGCCGTCCGTTCGTGTGGGACACAGTGAGCTTGGCGGTGCCATCAGCAGCCGTGAACTCGCCCTTCTGCCCGTCGAAAGACGTGCGAGGGAGCGAGACAGCGGTGCCGCTGATGGTGATGGACTGAGGATCTGCGAATGCCATGGTGGCGGTGTCCTAACTGTTCAGTTGTCGGTGTGAAGTTGTACTGCCGCAAGGTAGCGACAGCTGTCTCTAGTCGTATTGATAGAGACGACCCGGCGCCTGGGTAAGACCCAGGGCACCGAGGATGGCCCACTGTTTAGGAGAAAACTCCTCGGTAGTGAGGCCAAAGCCGTAGGGTGATGCCTTCCTCCGGTTCTTGCGGGTGACATAAACTGTCTCCCCCAAGGCCGGCCCTCCACCATACGGGCGGCTACCCGGGAAGCTAAATTCTGCTTCCACTGTAGTCTCCTGCATGATGTAGGCATAGTGAAGGATCAAGCCGTCTCGACCGATATGCGAGATGTTAGATATAACATCGCCGATATTCGCAAACCAGTCGAGAAGCCATGTCCAAGGAGTCGCATTCCACAGTAGTTCTGGGGTAATTCTAACACCCAGAAGATGATTCGCATTACTCTCCCATAGCTTGATCTGCGAAAGCAGATCATCACCATAGGGTAGGTAATAACGGTAAGCACCAGAAAACCAAGTTTTCTGGGTTACCTTGCGAGTGACCTGTGGACGGGCGCTGACAACCTTAGTACCTTCCGTAAGACCCGCATACACAAGAGTAGAGTTCAAAATAGAACCCAGCTCGAACGTATCGGTCTTCGTGTCGGTACCAAAGTCGAAGCGCCTGCGGATGTGCTCACCGCTTTGGCGGTGGTACTCTTCGAGTATCTTAGCACTCTGCACGACAG